TGCGGCCGGGGGGGGGGGCGGGGGGGCCCCCCCCCCCACCCCTCTCCCACGGGGAGAGGGGGCGAAGGCGGCGCACCGTCAAAACTGCGGCAGGGGGTGGCAGCCTTGGGCGAATGGGCGGGGAATGATTGGGCGAAACTGGAAATCGCGGCAGGATTTGCATTGCTTGCCGCGCTCAATCTGCCCAACCGACCGGCAGCGCAGGATATGCCGGTAGTCGCGGAAATTTGGTATCGGAAACTGATGGAGAAAAAAGAAATCGTCTCGCCGGAGTATGACCCGATACGGATTCAGACGGGGTTTAAGGTATTGCAGGCGGCGGAAACATGGCCGCACCCCGCCGAACTGCTCCGCAACCTGCCGCCACGGTTGATACCAAGGGCGATGCTGGCAAAGCCCGCGCCAGATAAGGAAAAAGGCCGTCAGAAAATGGCGGAAGTGAAAGATGTTTTAAACAAGAAAGGAAAGTGAAATGAAAGTGTATGTTTTTAAAATTAGTAATGAGAACGGTAAATTAAAGATAGAACTCCCCGAAATCCCAATGGGTAAGCAAATTGACGAAGTTGATTTGATTGCTGGGCTAACCACGGAATTTATTACAAGTATGTTACGTGATGCCCAAAAAGATCGTCGCAAATTCGTAATCGACGCATCAAATCAATTGGCTGCAATCCAGGCATATCAAAAAATCTTCAATTAAGGAAGGAAGAGAAAATGGCTAAAACCCGAATCAAAAAACCCGCTATCGAAGCGGCACAAGACAAAGCGGAAGTTACTGCGTTTATCCGCAAAATCGGCGACTTGCAGCGCGAAGTCAAACGCCTGGAAACCGAAGCCGGAGACAAAAAAGCAGTCATCGAAGAAGAATATGCCGCCAAAGCCGCGCCGATGTGTGCCGAAATCATGAGCCTGACCGAACGTGTGGCCGCATACTGCGAGGCACATAAGGACGAGCTGACGGAAAACGGTAAAACCAAAACAGTGGACTTTACTACCGGCCTGATTAAATGGCGCATCCGTCCGCCATCCGTCAAGGTAACGGGCGTGGCCGCCGTCTTGGCATGGCTCTCGGAAAAATCCGCCTTTGCCGAGTTTGTCCGCACTAAAAAGGAAATCGACAAAGACGCCATCCTGAATCAAAAAGAGCGTTTTTCAGACGGCCAAGTGCCGGGGATTAAGATTGTGTCGGGGCTTGAGGATTTTGTGATTGAGCCTACTGAGCAGGAGTTGGTGTGATGGAAAACGAAAATTTAAATGCTGAGGAGCTGAAATTTTTAAGAACTGCCGCACGAGATTCCTTCTACATCCACGCTCAAGTCGAAAACGCCAACCGCAAATTGGAAACTGCTTTTCGCGTGTGGGGAAAAGTGAAAGAAGGAGAAAAAGAGGCTATACGCGCCCGAAAAAAAGCCTTTATTTATTACTGCTTCGGGGTGGTTTGGTTTTTTCTTGCGTTGATTTTATTTCTTCTTTGGTAATAAGTAGATTTTATAAAGGATTATATTATGTGGTTTAAACAAGTTACTCCATTTCGTGTTTTTGAATTGCCGGAAAAACGCTATTTAGATAAATCTCTTGGAAATAGTTGGTTTAACGAACTACAGGGCTTGGGCTGGTTTACCGAGGGCTTTACCCACCCGACCGCATTTTCTGACAGAGCGGTATTTGAAGCAGAAAAGACTATGCTTATCGCCCTGAAGCGAGAAGAAAAAGTATTACCCAGTGCGGCCATCAAACATAAATTGGACGAACAGGTTGTTAAGATCCAAACTGCCGAAGGCCGTAATGTCGGCCGCAGAGAAAAGCATGAATTACGCGAAGCAATTATCGACGACCTGCTGCCTAAAGCGTTGATTAAAAGCAGCCGCACTTATGGTTTATTTGCTGGCGAGTGGTTATTCGTTGATACGGCAAATCGCCGCAAGGCCGAAAACCTGTTGACCAAGTTGCGCGAAGCCCTTGGCGGCCTGCCGGCTCAACAACCAGTTCCCCGTCAATCGCCGGCATCATTGATGACCAATTGGCTGTTACAGGGCGAAGCTCAGGGGCGGTTTGTGTTAGATAGTGATGTTACCCTGGTCGGTGTGGGCTATGTTGCTCCCAAAGTTAAAATCAGCCGCAAAGACCTTACCGCCAAAGATGTGGTACAACACGCCAAAAACGGCATGAAAGTAACCGAACTTGGCTTGGTATGGAATGACCGCGTAGCATTTATTCTGACACAGGATTTAACACTGAAACGTATCCAATGGCTGGACGTTGTGCAGGAAGAAGCTGAAGGCAGCTGCGATGATGCGGAAAGTATGGCTTATGCCACACAGCTACTGATGGCGGCTGCACTGAGTGTGATTCTTGGTGAGTTGGTGGATTTACTGGGAGGTTGGCAGGAATGATGGAGGGTTGGGATGGATTCTGAAGGCTGGGATTTTTAAAGCTTGATTAAAGGCCGTCTGAAATGGGGTTTAAAACCTGTTTCAGACGGCCTTTTTGTTTGTAGTCATATTGCGTATAATCAAACAACATTTTGACTATATCATATGAGGATAAATCATGAAGAAACTATTAATTGCCTGCGTAACTTTGGCTTTGGTGTCGATGCCTTTAACTGTACAAGCTAAGGGCCGTCAGCCTTGTTCGGGTAAAAAAGGCGGTGTGTCGCATTGTGCGGGGGATAAGTTTGTATGCCAAGACGGCAGTATTAGTAAATCAAAACGTATTTGTGGCCGTTAATTAAGGTTTTGAAATTTTGGCTGTCTGAATTATTCAGACGGCCTTTTTTGTGCCTATCAGTTTCGCAAAAAAAAACATCGACTTAATACTATATATTGTATTTTATTGGTATAATATGCGCTAATTTATACTATATGTTGTATTGGAAAAATAATGCGCCGGGCGTTGATTGCGAAAATTAAAATTGCTCAAAAGGAGCTGGGCTTGGATGACGGTACCTATCGCGCGGTGTTGGAGCGCGTAACGGGTAAGCGGTCGTGTACCGAGTGCAGCATCCCTGAGCTGGAGCGTGTGGTCGAGGATTTGCGCCAACGTGCGCCGCCCACAAAAGAAGGGGGGGGGCCCCGCCCACCCCGCCACTCTTCCGCTGACCCGATGATGCGCAAAATCGAAGCCCTGCTGCTGGATAACGGCTGGAGCTGGAATTATGCGCACGGTACGGCGAAAAAGATGTTTAGGGTTGACCGTGTGGAATGGTTATCCGACGGCAATATGCACAAGTTGGTGGCGGCGTTGCAGATTAGTGCGAACCGAAAGAAGAAGGAGGCATAGGAATGAGTGTAAGTTGGGAAATGACAGAGCAGGACTTTGAGGATGTGAAACATCTTCTGCCGCAGAGCGTGGTGGCGATGATTACGGTCATCGGGCTTGAAGCGGCGTTTCACATGGTCAAGGTTTGGGGCGGGACGAATTACCCGATTTCCAATCGCCGCCGCAATACGCGCCAGAGCCGAATCTTACACGCACAACTGGTCGAGGACATTGGTGAGGAGGCTGCGGGACGATTGGAGCGAGCTTATGCCGGTCAACCTTTCTTGGCCATTCCGCGCTGCTGGGACGCGATGCGCGAGCTGCGCAACCGATTTATACGCCGGCAGTATGATGAGATGAGCGCGGAGGGTATGAGCGATTTGGTTATTGTGCGCGAGCTGGTATTGGCTCATCGGCTGTCTACGCGCAATATCCGATACATTTTGAAAGAGGCCGACCGCGAGGCGGCGGCAAGAGCGCAGACGGATTTATTTGCAGCTTGATTGTGTTTGTGGTTTTTTGTGTGTGGTGCGTCTTTCGCTTTGTTTGGGCGGGGCTTTTTTTTGTATGCGGAACAGTAAGTGCATTTGTGCCGACCGTCTTATGCCGTCTGAAAAGGTTAAATAAGGTTTTGAAAATAAATTGTGATTTGATTTTCGGAGATGTTTATGGGCAAAACTGTAACTTTAACCGCCGGCCACAGCAACACCGACCCGGGCGCGTGCAACGGCTCCGACCGTGAGGCGGACTTGGCGCAGGATATGCGCAACATCATTTCTTCAATCCTGCGTAACGATTACGGCCTGATTGTACGCACCGATGGCGAAGGCAAAGGCAATATGCCGCTGCGCGAAGCTGTAAAGCTGATTCGCGGCTCAGATGTGGCGATTGAGTTCCATACCAATGCGGCGGCCGCGAAAACGGCCACTGGCATTGAGGCTTTGAGTACCGTCAAAAACAAACGCTGGTGTCAGGTGCTGAGCAAGGCTGTTGCCAAGAAAACCGGCTGGAAACTGCGCGGCGAAGACGGCTTTAAACCCGACAATGCGGGCCAGCATTCGCGCTTGGCTTATGCGCAGGCAGGCGGCATTGTGTTTGAGCCGTTTTTTATCAGCAATGATGCGGATTTGGCCTTGTTTAAGACTACTAAATGGGGCATCTGCCGCGCGATTGCGGACGCGATTGCGATGGAATTGGGAGCGGCGAAGGTATGAAAAAGTCTTTGATTGCTTTGGCTCTGTCTGTCTTGAAACCGCAGATGCCTGAATTTGAGATTAAGCCTGCCAGTATTGGCTATTTAAAACAACATCCGTCTATGCGCCTGGGCAAGTCGGGCGTGGCGGCTGCGAAACGTGCGGCGCGTAAACGCAAGGCGAGAAAGTAAGAAATATGATTGACGGTTGGGATGGTTATTAAGATGCGTATTTTTGACATTTTCAGAAACCCTGCAACAGGCGGTATTTCTCATTCAAAACTCTGGGCAAACGTTGCCTGCGCGGCTGGGACGGTTAAGTTTGTGATGCTGCCCGACCCATCGGCGGAAATTTGGGCGGTGTATTTGGGCATTGTCGGCGGCTATGCGGTGGCGCGCTCGTTTGTCAGCGTGAAACGTCAGGAGGTCGAGAATGAATCTCGTGAAACTGCTGGCGAATAACTGGCAACCGATTGCCATCATCGCGCTTGTCGGCACAGGTTTGGCGGTGTCGCACCATCAAGGCTATAAGTCGGCGTTCGCGAAGCAGCAGGCGGTCATTGAGAAAATGGAGCGCGACAAGGCGCAAGCCCTGCTGTTGTCGGCTCAAAACTACGCCCGCGAACTGGAACAGGCGCGTGCGGAAGCTAAAAAATATGAAGTCAAGGCGCACGCTGTCGGCATGGCTTTGGCGAAAAAACAGGCGGAAGTCAGCCGTCTGAAAACGGAAAATAAAAAGGAAATCGAAAATGTCCTTACTCAAGACCGTAAAAATGC